GTGCAGCACCTCCCCGGCAAGTACCGTCATCGATCGCCCGCCGCCCGTGTCAGGGACGCCGACGCGATAGGCGGTAGGCTTGCTGAACCGTGTGGTCAGATCCCAATCGGAACAGGGCAACAGGCCATCATCGCGGATCACGAACACAGCCTCGCCACGAAGCGCCAGAGCGCGCGCAGACAGGGCCAAGGTGGAAGGCGACAGCAGGTCGGTGCCGGATACGTCCGCAAGGCTCAGACCGCCCTCCCAGAGGCTCACACAGGCTTGCACGGTGCCAGTGAGTTCCGCCAAGCCGTCGACGCCGCCGATGTAGTCGGCGCGCGCCGCCATCACTTGGCTGGTGTACCCGGTGCCGGATGATCTCGTTTCAACCAAGTTGGCGGAAACGCTTTTCTTAAATGGCCACATGCTCACGCCCTCCGATAAGTGCGCAGCAGATCCGCCGCGCCTGAATGTTGCATTGCCCGCGCTATCCATGTCGGCGCGCGGTCCAGTGTTTCCTCGATAGGCCCGATCGACACAGACGTGCTGGACGCCCCTGCCGTGCCGGGGTCCGCAGCGAGATATTCAGCCAAGCGCCGGAACGCCTCGGAGACAGGTGCCGGCACATCGCCAGCCCCGACTTGCGCCGTGATCCGGTAGGTGCCACAGAAGGGCAGACAGACGCCAAGCGGCCCTTGCAGCAGCGTCACGGACTCCCATGCCTCACCCGTCCAAAAATGCGCCACGCTGGACACCACAGGCGTCAGACGCGGGTGGAATTGATCGTCGCCGTTGCCCAGTAGCGTCCAAACGACTTCGCGCTCGGAAAAGCGGTGTGCGATATAATCCTCGATCCTTGCCCAGATCATCGCCTCATCCAGCGCCGCCGCCTCAGCAGACAGGTCCGCAGGTACAGCGGGATAGGCCGCCGGGACTGCCTCGAATTGCTTTAGAACGTCGATCATCTCACGCCCTCCATCTGTTCAAGGTTCGGTGCAGGCCAGTGCCAAGCCCGTCCGGCATGATCAGGCCGTCCGGCGTCCATTTGCGCGCCTCGATTTGGGTTTCGGGATAGGCCGGACGGGTCACGATCGACAGCTCGTACAAGAGCGCCGCCATCACGGTCCTGATAATGGCATTATGCGCGCCGTTCTCAGGGTCCATGCCTTCATCCTCGATCTTTTCAGGCTCAGGCACAGCTCGTTTCGGGGGCAGTCGAAAGCCGGGGGAGATGCCGATCGCCAGCCCCGCCGCGACCGCCGCAAGAATGTCCTTCACATATGACACCTCTTGCATTTCTTCGGTGATCGTCGCGGTGAAGGTGACGCCCGCGTCATTGTCCGCAATCTCCAGAGTACCAGAGCGCACAGACGCCAGCGGCTTGCCGTAGTCGTGACCCGACAGCAGGTGGATATCCTTTTTGCCGCCGTGGTCCGATGGTGTGTCGATCCGGTAGGCAAAGGCGCGTGGCGCAATCACTTCTTTTTTGGGTCGCCCCGTCCTGCCGCCATCGGACAGGACGGCACGTTTGCCGTATGGGAAAGAGCCTTGCAGGGCCAACGCGCCCGACGCTCTCTTGCGGAGTTCAAGCCCGCCGCCTGCAAAGCCCTCCAGCATCTTACTGGATACCCGTCAGAACGCGCGACTGGACCGCGCGGCTGATTGTCGTGTCCATTGTGGAAAGCGCCGTCAGACGAAGCCCGCCCGACTGTGCATCGGCATAGGGATCACGCACCAGATCGACGGCCCCCCACAGACCCACGAACACAGGGGCAACACCGCCCGCCGATGTTGTCAGCAGTGCCATGCTTTCCAGCGGATCGCCTTCGGTGCCGCCGGATGGTAGCGCAGGGGCAGGTAAGGCGTTGTGAGACATTACGACGGACCCGAGCGCCTCAGTCAGGCGGTCATACTCGAATTTATAGCCCCCTGTTCCGACAAGCACAGAATCCATGTAGTCCCAAACCTCAGGACGGATCAGCAGGCGCACATCGCCGGGACCGTTTGCGGCATTGGCGATGATAAACTGCACCACCTCAGAACGAAACGCCGCCCATGTTGCCGCAGCATCGACAGGGCTTTCCACGATGCCCCAAGCCGTTGCGCCCGTGAATACGCCAGTAGGTTCGCCACCAGATCCAGATCCGTTAAAGATTGCCCGGTCCATCTCTTGCGACATAGCCCCGTTCATGTCCCGGCGGATCGCCTGCTCAAGAGCCGCGCCGGATTGCTTCAGGGTCTTGCGGGTGATCCGCATCTGGATTCCCAGAGTGTGATCAGGCGACAGCGGACGGTCCAACGTGGCGTAAGCGGACGGCCCCGGCACATTGCCCGTTTCCGTTGCCTGCCAGCCCGCCGTGATCGCCGACGTGGTGACGGGTGTTTCCGAGTCGCCGCTGCCGATGTTGATCATCTGGACGCCCATTTGAGCCGCGACAGACGCAGGGAACAGACGCTCGATCAAGGGACGGGTGGCAATCGGGTTCGGTGTACCGCTGGCAATCGTCTCCCCGGCGCGCGTCTCAAGTGCAGCATAGGGAACAGGGATGCCGCGATAGCCGCCCGCGCTCCGCAGCTCGGTCACGATCTCCGCCGTTTGCCCGTCGAGCGCGCGGCCTTCGTCCAGAGACAAAGCGACTTGGCGCATCTCGAAAGCGCCCATGATCTCGGTCCATTCCTTTTCAGATCGGGTTTCCAGCACATTGCCAGCGTCCCGGCGCTCTTCATCCTCGGATACCAGCGCCGCGCGGTACTGCACTTCCTTGGCGCGATACTCAGTATCGAGTTCCGTCATTTTGCGGGTTTCGTCCGCAGACGGTGTTTCGATGTTCGCCAGCTCCGACAGGTTTTGACGGATCTCGGAACGGCGCAATTCCAGCTTTTTAGATGTCAGCATAGTTATTTCCTTTCATGCTCGACAGAAGGTCGCGCCATTGTTGACGCTTCGGGGAAAGCGGGGTGTGACCCACTTCCAATCTCGTTTTGCGCGCATGACAGCGCCCGCAGAGAATTTGTAAATTTGACAGGGTGTAGGAAAGTTCGGGGTGCGTTTTGACAGGCAGAACGTGGTCACATTCCAGCCGCCGCAGCTCGCCACACTGGACGCATTGCCAGCCGTCACGATCCAAGGCTTGCATCCTCAGAGCCTTCCATCGCGGCCCGCGTGTTACCTTCGCAGAGTGCCGTTTGTACTCGTCGCGCCTGCTCATATCTGGACCCGCAATTCATAGCAGATCACCACGCCATCCGGCCCCAGAGTGCCAACGCGATTGATCAGATAGGCAACCCCGCCGATCACCAGCTTGTCAGCAGTGGAAGGGACAACGCCCTCAGTGATAAACACCCGCAGCGCACTATCCGAGATAAGAGCGTTTGCCCGCTCCTCGACGGTGTAATCAGTGACCGCGACAGTGACCGGATAGTCCACTGCCGGACCCGCAGGCGGATCGTCGGGGTCGGTACGTGGTGCAGGCTGTTTGCGCAGAATTGCATCCTGTCCAAAACGCTCGATCAGCCGGGTTGCCGTTTCGGTCATCCCCATGCAATGCGCCCTCCCTTATGTGATGGTCGGCCCATGATCCGCGCGCCCTCAGCCACAGCGATGACCGTTGCCGATGCCGCATCGATCCGGCCCGTCGATCGAGCCTTTGCCAATTTCAGATTGTTTGCCGGATCTCGCAGGGTCACAGCGTCCGCAAACGCAGACCGCAACAGCAGGGACGCGGTGGTCAGCACCTTGCCGTCGAAAGCCGCGCGCCGGAACCGCTCGCAATCCTCGTTCCCGTCTTTGAAGCCAAAGCCACGCCAGACCACAGCCGCGCGGATGCCCGCCCGCTCGATCGCCTCGCCAAGTTCTGATTGTTTGTATCGGTCAGCGACCAGCGCCGCGACGGGTTCGCCCTCGATATGCTTCATCACCTCGATCAGCCACGCCGCAATCGGCACGGTCTGGTCGCCAAGGGTGGACAGTTCGCCCCGGTCCTTCATCTCGACATAGCGGCCTTGAACGCCATCGTTTGCGCCACGGTCCGCAAGGTTCGGTTTACTTGGGAAGGTGCCCAGAGCTTCTAGTCGCCCCGTCTCAGGCCAGTAGAACGCCGCCGCCGTCATAGATGCAGATCCGCCCAGGTCGATGCCGATCACGCATTGCCCCTGCCGTGCCGGAACCTCCGACACCTCGCAGGCCAGCCACTCATCGACGGTCAGCAGCACATCGCGGGTTTCGCCGCTCACGCGCTCGTTTCGATTGTACAAGCGGAAGGTGGTCAGCGTAGAGCCGCCCCGCGCAATCGCCCGCCGTGCCTGCCCTTGCAACCATTCAAGGCTAGATCCGATGCCAGCCGCCGCGCCGGGGTTCGCCTCTTTCAAACTGTCCAGATCATCCGCAGGCAAGCCCGGCGCCGGGCGATGCTCTTGGCG